GTGGTGTCTGCACCAAGAGAAGCAGCGCTCGTATAGAGCGCCATCTTCAGGACATCGGTATCCAGATCATGGATAGCCAGCCATGACTCCTGTTTGAACGAAGAGCATAGCGTTTGTACCAAAGCCATTTAGACCACCTGTGTCCTGACCTGCCCTGTACGGTATGCGTCTTGACGGTTCTTGCCTTCGCCCAGGTTCTTCAGCAGGGTCAGCGATTGGACGTACTGCTTGTTCGTCTCGGCCACGATGTCAGGCTCCTGCTTCATAAACCGCGCCGCTTCAACCATGACTGCGTTAAACAACACGCTGTCAAAATTGTCACCCAGCCATGTGGTCGTTGCCGTGACGATACTTTCCGGGTAGTAGAAATACGCCAACTCTGCACTCAAAGCAGCGCTGGGCGTGGGGCCAAGCAAGAACGATTGAATCTTTGGCGTGCCCGTCTGCGTCCCGTACAGGGCGTAATACTGCGGCGTCCCAGTGACAGCAACACTTGGGAATGACTCCCGCATGAAGTTTACATCCTTGTTCAGCAAGTAACTGAACACTCCCGCAACGCTCACACCAAAGGAAAACGCAGACAAGAAGTCTGCCGGTACTACAAGTAGCGGGTTGCCAATGGTCAACGTAAGCGTGGTGTTCTTCCGCAAATTGGGAAGTTGAACCGAGTTATAGATACGCTGCTCGGCTAGCTCCGTCATTGTGGCGAAGTCAGCCGCCGAGAAAGTGTTCTCGGTGTAATCCTCAACAGCAGTCTGCAACTCGGAGTAGTTCACGCCATCGGCCCTCTAGACATGAAGCCGCGAGTAGCAGCACCGGACCCACGCTGCTTGATCCCAGAGGTCTTTGGCCCCGGAGCGGACTCTTTGGAGATGCTGCCCACCACCATGCACAGGTCACGCGGATTGACAGGGCCTTGCGGGTATGCCTGCTTGGCAGGCGACAGTTTTGTGATCTTGCTCATAGCTCACCCCGTCTTCTGGTTGGCAGCGCGGGACAGATTCTTGCCCAGGCGCATACGGTCCTCAGAGGTGGGACCACCCTTCTTGAAGGCTTTCCCGCCCTTGGCGAGCTTGGTCATCGGCTTGCCGGGGTGCATCGCACGTTCGTGCTTGTGAACATCTTTCATCATCACTCCTTAGGTGGTCACTATGGTGACTGTACCAACATATCCCTGCCCGACCAAGCTGTTTGGCGTCAGGGGCGCATCAAAACCACTGGACCCACCTATTGGAGCCCAGCCCCACTCAATCACCCGGCTACCAATACCGATGGTGTCAATAACCGTCTGACCTGAGGAGTACCAAGTGTTCGTGTCTGGACGGGGATCACGTATTGCTTGTGGGTCACTTACCGGGTACATCCCGAGTTGCAACTGAGGATGATCTGGGGTCCAGCACTGAGGGCACGCTTTGATTTGTGTCTGCTTGGTTTTGACTACGAGGTTCTTGAGCTTTTTGAGGTCAAAACGAAACCCGCAGACATCGCAGTAGCCGAATGCCTTTGCGCCGTTTGCAAAGCGATTGCTCATATCATTCGCACCCGCCCGCCCTTGCGGTACTCATCAGGCATTGGTACGGCACGAAGCATTGCTTGTGCCTTCCTCTTGGCCGCTTCTTCCTGCTGGCGCTTGCGTTGTGTAGCCGCATCTGATGCTGCGCGTTGCTCAGGCGTCAAAGTTCCTGGCGCAAGTGTAGATGGCGTTACCCCCAATGGCAAGAAGGACTCGGCTACATCCCCGGCAGCACGGCGAAGATCACCCGCGCTTGCTGCGCCTGCACCTCCGGCTAGGGCTGCGGCTATGCCTGCTTTTCCCGCTGTGCGGCGTTTATCCGCTGGAAAAACCGCATTAATAACATCGTTGTCACCTGAAGGTGTTGGTGCCTTAAACGAAGCCCGTGGATTTACTTCGGTAATCTGTGTACCAAAATGAACCCCTTTACCGGTATCCCCTTTAAGACTTTCTGATATATTTATTTCTACTGGCGCTAACCCAACTTGCGGTATGGTGGTAAAAGTTGATTGCGCTAATACTTGCCCTTTCTTGAAAGGGCCAGTCAACATGTTTGTGCCGTCTTCTAAGGCTTTGACTGCTACAGTACCACTTTTGTTTTTTTGGTCATAGGACAGCGGAACTATTTGAGTAGCGATGTTTTGATTTTGAAAAATTCTTCCTAAATCGTCTACGCCCTCTGATGGCACAAAGATTGTTTTCCCCGATCTTTGTTGCACCCCCACAGAAGTATCACGGTGTTTTTCTCCACTACGATTTCTTGTTGTAGTGTTATCAGTATGCTTTGCATATGTTGACCCCCTACTTGTGCGAAACAAGTAATCAACATCAGCTAGACCAAGAAATGGATCGTAGTCCATGATCAGCTAATGAACATCTGCCTGGGTACGAACCGGACAGCGGCCTTCTCACGGTCCTCGGAACTGGCAAGATCCCAGTCCTGATCGTACTGCGCCTTCAACACCTGCATTCGCTCCATCGCACCGGGGATCTTCATGGACAGGTAGTAGGCAAGTCCTGACACCAACGCATTGAGGAAACGGAACGGGATGTCCTGCGTGTACGTGCCGCCCGCACCAGCGTCCTGAATCCGGCGCAAACGCCAGTAGACGAGCGTGTATGTCTGAGAATTGTCAGGAGTGGGCCACACCGTGAACTGCGGCGCTGCTGCTTGGCGGTTGATGTAAACCTGAATCGGCCTTGCCTGCTGCAGCTTGTTCGGGATAGACGAGTAGGTAGAAACACTGATGCGCGTGATGGTCAGATCAGTCTGCGTGGAGACATTTCCTGCGCCCGTGCGAATCACATGCTCAATCAGATCCACCGTATCGGCAGGCAGCGTGTAGGTATTGGTGCCAGCGGTCAGGACTTGTGTACCCTGCTCAATGGTCCACATATTTATGCCGCGATTCGACCAATCTGCAAAGAGAAGATTTAGGCTACGTCTTGCAGTGCGCAAATCATAGCCCGTGCGCAACTCAGCACCACAGCGCTCAAAGGCTTCCTCGACGTACTCTGCCAAATCCAAATTAAACGTGGCCGTTCCTGATGTTGTCATACCAACTCCACCAAAAATCCAGCGGTTTTTGTGCCTTTTTTCTTCGCATAAGACACGGCAGATACCGTAACGCCAATGGCTTTTGCTGCGTCAGAAATCGTATCAAAAACACGACCATCAGACAGTTTTATTTTCTTGCCGCCTCCCATGCGCTTGGGAGCCATGTAAGCATCTACTGACTTTTGGTCTAGTGCTCTTTGTGCGCCAACAGGTTTGTTTATTAACGCAATAAATTTAGCCACTTCTATTCGCGCTGCTTTTTCTACTTGCGTTAAAACTCCCCTGGTTGGGTTATTTAACATGCTTTGTGCAATTGGCAGTGCTGCTTTTGCTACTTTGTTTTTTACCAAACACAGATTTGAAAAAACTTCCAACGCCTCTACTGCATCAGCATTAAACACAGTCCATGAATAAATGTGACGCCCTGTGTAAGTTTTTGTTATTCCGTCTTGAAACGCCCCACCAAATCTTTGGTAGCACGCCTCTACAGGCGCTCTGTCGCACATTGTAACTTTTGCAAGCACAGTTATATAACCGGCTTTTGCTAAGTGCACACTAACACACCCCTCGCCGTCAAAAAGACCGGCAAGGTATTGGTCAGTAGCGGTGCCGGATGTGGTCATGGCTTACTTTGCTGTCAGCGCAGAACGCTTGAAGGCTTTGGCAGTAGGAGCGCCGGGAGAACCCGGCTTGCGCATGGTTTCACCCGATCCAGCGGCAATCCGCTTGCGCTTGGCGTGGATGTTAGCGTAGAGCCCGACCTCACCACCTTCGGCGTACTGCGTAAAGTCCGTATTGTCACGGCGCTTCTTCACCTTGCCTTTGGGCATCTTGGAGGGGTTGATGGCACCCATGCCCCTGCTAATCCTCATACAACTCCTTAACCCCACGCCACTGTCTGAACGCAGGTGCCATGTATTTGCCACGCGCTATTGGCCCAAAGCACACATAACGCAGCGCATCATCTGGGGTTGAGCCTTGCGGATACCAATTTTTGCCATCCCACAACGAGAAGACAGGTTGCTCCACCTGATCCGGCCAACTTTGGTCAACCATGTAAACGCCTTTGCGTACAGGCTTAGACGTATGTTTGAACCACGGCGTCAGCGGTGGAAACTTGGTATACCAACGGTCAACATTGACCTTGAGACTTGGATCGTTGAGGTTCATTTTACGTAGCGCCCTTACACAAACCGGCCCTTGGTTTTGCCTTTGGTGGCGCAACCATCAGCACGGGAAGATGCAGACCCACCTTTGGCGTAGCCTTTGACTTTGCCGCCTTTGGCAAGCATTTCGTCCATACCCGGAAGCCCACCACCGCCCCCAATGCCAGTCATAGAGCCACCACGCCCACCTCCGCCACCTCCGCGAGATGGAGCTACATATGGATATTTTGTGGTTTTTACGCCTTCTTTGACTGAAGTTTGCGCAGCACGTTCAGCCGCTTTTCTTCCTTCTTGACTCTTAGATTGGCTGATTTCTTCACTAATACGTCTTTGCTTTTCAAGACGTATTAGTTCATCTGCCATGTTAGTACCATTAGCAGCGGCGGCTCTTGACGCTTGAGCAACCAAACTTTGTCCTGGTTCCGCCATATCACACCATCCTTCCGCGAGTCTTGCCGCGCTGGGCGCAGCCATCAATCTTGCCGCCCTTGGCCTTCTTCACCGGCCTGACAGAAGCGCCGTCAACATCTTGCGGCGGTGGCCCCATCTCTGCTGTGTAAATGCCACCATCTACACCCTTGGCTTTTGAACGGCGCGGGGCAGGATATCGCTTCAGAAGCGAATCAACTTCGCGTTTAGATTCGGCTGCGTAGTCCATGATTGCTCCTTAACAGGCTTTGCCGCCCATTGCCATCTTCACCATCTTGCCCTTGGTCTTGCCCTTGGACTCAATGCCGCCGCCCTTGGCATAGCCCTTGGCTTCCTTCATCTCGTGCTTGAGCATGGACTTTGGAGCGCCCTTCTTCTTCATGAAGGCCACTTCCTTCTTCATCATTTCCTTGGACTCTTTCATACTGCCTCCTTCGGCATGTGCTTTGGGACCAACAAACTTCTTTGCTACACTGGGTGGGACATCTGTCTTGCCTGCAAGTGAAGCATACATAAACCTGCGCTGTTTATCCGACTGGACTGGCACTACTTTCTCCCGGTCCACGATTTGATCGTGTCGGTTTCCCAGATGCGAATCCCGGTCCACACAATCGTAAAGATTGCTGCAACAGCAGGTAAAAATTCCACAAGCGTGCCAACCACTGTAACAACTGATAGGGCGTCAACAACATGTTTTGTGCCCTCAGAAATTTCGTGTTTCATGTTAACAGTTCCACGCCCTAAGTGATTTATTGATACGAGAGTTCGGATCTTTAGCCGTCTTCTCGCTGGTGAGCTTATTCTTCATGCCCTTCATACGGGCACAAAATGAATCACGTCGCGGGCCACCTTCGGGCTGCGGAGCTTTGAGCCCAGGCTTGCCGGGGTTGGCTTTGTTGTAGGAGGCGCGTCCCTTTGCATTGAGGCCACCAGCCTCGGCTTTGCCTTCTTTGCGGGTCCAGGCAGGCGACTTAGCCATCATCAGTCCTTCAGAGCCAGGAACTGGGGGAGGGTCAGGCAGTCATTGCTGCCCGAGGTTAGCGTGCGGCTCACATAGGTCCACACAGCTTGCGCAAGCGTATCGTAGTCTACTCCGCCAGATGCTGCAAGGTTCAACTTGTTGCCCATCGTCCCTGAGTCGTTAAAGTCTGCGGCAATCGTTTCCCATACCGCCGCCGCTAAATTTTGCGGGCTGAGTTCGGTGAACGGTGTGATGTCGCCGCTCAAATTTCCCGTGGCCCTGACCGTGGCACTGTTTGAGAACTGCACCAGCGCGGCGCCCACGGCATCGACGATGGCGCCCAGCGTGGCGTTGTTGACCGTGAACGAGAAGGACGTGCTGCCTGCGGCCGACAGGGCACCAGCCAAGTTGGCCGCAAGGTTGAACGTGATCGACGTTGAACCTGACGCCGAGACAATGAGTTGCCCATCAGCGGGATTGACAGTAATCGTGACCGTCGAGTCGCCGCTGATGTTGACGCCAGCCGCAAGATTTAGCAGCCCCGGCGTGACCGTCACCACCAGATTGGTGAACGACGACATCGCCCCCGGCTTGTACGGCAGCACCCACGACGATGGCGCCAAGTGCCCGGAGGGGATGCCCGCCAGCTTGGACGGGATGCCCTGGCCTACGGACTGGTTCATCCGGTCACCACGCCTCCACATGGAACGGAAAGTTCCAGGCGAGCCGCCGATCAGGCGCAACGGTAGCTGCGCCAGGAGCGTGGTGTTTGTCTTGAGAGCCATGAGCCCGATCAGCCCCAGCCGACCTCGACCGCGCCGTAAAAGTTCGTGCTCGCCGCCGTGGCCGCACCCGCGAAGTAGAGCCACGTGAGGCAGGCACCGTCCATCACCCGAGGAAGGCTCGGCAGTTGGTTGAGCAAATCACGCTCAGCAGCGACGGACGCGGTAGTCAGTGGCAGCGTCAACAACGGGCGGGCAAGGCACAGCGCACCGGTGCCGGTGTTGGCGGCAGAGAACGTGACCGTTGCCACGGTAGACACGCCCGTGTCGCCCGAGGCCAAAGGCAGGAAGGGGCCGTAGTTGTTTGACGCAGCACCGGAGTGCGAAATGTGGCCCACGATGGCCGAGGCCGTCATGGCAACTGTGACCGGCAGCGTCCTGCCTGCTGTTGGCACCGTGTTGCTGTAGCTGAGCGCGATGTTCTGGGCCGTGGCACCCGCTGCGGCGGTCTGCACCCAGAACAACCTGCACCCGGCCCCGTTGGCGTAGCGCAGGCTGGGCGTGCCCGTGAGGGTTTGTGCCGTGGCCGAGTTGTTCGTGATACCGGGCCAGTAGCCCTGCAAGTCCACCAGCATCAACTGCGCCGGGACACCCGTGGCCACGCCAGTGAGTGCATTGACGTTCAAAACGTGCTTGGTATCTGGACTGACATTCCCGCCATGCGGCAGGCCGAAGATTTGCGTGCCGTTGCCAGTCAATTCGTCGCAGGTTCTCCACGCCAGTGCAGTGCCCGCAAAGGCATTTGCTACGGGAGTACCGGCCAGTCCGCTGAAGTCATACCAACGGGCGGCGGTGTAAGCAGTGCCGCCCGTAATCTTGTTCCAGTCAGAACGGTTGAACTTGCCGCTCGTGATTTCGTTGACCAGATCGTCCATTGAGGAAAATGGCATGGTGATTCCTTAGGTCCAGATGAATTGCGCTTGCCCGATGATCGGCCCCAAAGCGCCGGTGTTGGTGGACAGGTTGTAGATGTAGTTTAGGTACGCGCCTTCGTAGATGCGTGGCAACGCAGCCTGTTCACGCAAGAAGTTTTTTTCAACCGTAGAAGAAAGCTCGTTCAGTGCTAGGTTGAAGAGTGGCTTGACCAGCACCAGCACGGCGAAAGCGCCTATACCTCCCGCGAGTTGAACTGACTGCACAGACCGCACGCCCCGGTCACCATTCGCCAGCGGTACAAACGGGCTCATAGCATTCGTACCGCCAGGGTGGCCTGAGCCGCTCACACCGATAGTGCCCGAGACGCGAATCTGAGAAACAGTGGTTTTGGCGACACCGTCTTGGTTGGTGTAGTTCACCGTTATTGAGTTGCCAGCCGCACTGCCCGGCGTTTGGCTGAAGAAAGCCATGCGCACGCCTTCGCCATCCGTGTAGCGTGGCAACGACACCGGGTTTTCCAGAATCTGCTCATCCACGCTGTCGCAGTCGATGTACGGGTAGAACATCAAGTAGTCGAGAAAATAGACCGAAGGGAAAAACCCAGCCGTTCCGGCTTGCGTCAAGGACACAGACAGCAGATACCGCTCTTGCGTAGGCAACGTCGGCCCGGTGTAAATGCCGTTGTTGCGGTTGCCGATGAGTTGCGTGGCCTCTAGCGCGGTGCCCAGGTATGCGTTGTAAACGGGCGGGCCTGAACTGCCAATGGAGGCGTCCCCAAATATGTTGCTGGTGCCAAAAGAACCCGGCACGCCAGTGCGGAAAAAATGCTGGATGTGACGCCGCCCTTGCTCGACGGCATCTGCCACCTCGGCAACGGACCTAAACGGCATCAGGGTTCTCCAGCGAAGCCCACTCCACTTCGTCGGGCGACCACTCCACGCCCCCGTCAGGATGCTCCGAGCAGGCCGACAACTCGGTGTCTGTCAGCGTTAGCAGCTCACGACAGTGGGCGCAGCGGTACACCACATCAGTCCACCGTGGCGGTCATGGCGCCAGCAGCAAACTGCGGTTGGATGCCGTTGCTGATGGACAGGCTGGCGTTGAGCGCACCCTTGAGCAGCAAATTTCCAGCACCAGTAGAGTCCGTGCCGATGCCGAAGTGCGTGGCCGTGGCGGTGCCCGCCGTACATTGACCGAACTGCACCAGCGCGGTGTTGGCGATGGTGGAGGTTGTCCGCGTCCAGCCGCCTGCCGTGCGGTTCACAGCCACGCGGGCGTAGCCGGTGTAGCTGATCTCGTTGGTGCTCTGGTTGCCCGCCTCTCCAGGGTCTGCGCTGTGCAGCGAGATGTAAAACGAACCCGCCGTGGCGCTGTTCTGCAGGCCAGCAGCGTCCCCGATGTTGGCCCAATCGACGTTCAGGAACAGGAGGTCGAGAAGTGCCGCTTCGGCGGCGTTGGTCATGGACATAAGCTACTCCTACACATTACTCAGTTCTTGGAACGGCGAATATGTCAGCGTCAACCTGTTCGCCCATGCGGATGTATACGTTGTGTAATTAGGATTGTTGGACACGTTAGCCCACCCCATCACACCTGTACTCGTGCTAAACCTCTGAACCAACCAGCGACCACCGGAGTCAGTCACTTTCCCAACATACAGCGGATCGCCATCAACAAAATTGTTGAGGTAATAACTGTTTGCCGGGAATAGATGCGCTACTCCAGAAACCGACACGGTTTACCCCAGCCTTGCACGCAGCGTATCCAACGCCTTTTCCGCTGCAGCCTTGCGCTTCTCAAGGTCTTTGATCTCCGCTTCCATCTCGGCCTTCTGAGCCGCCGCATCGGCTTGTGCCTTCGCAACACTTGCCTCTGCCTCTTGGATGGCTTGCGTTGCTTTTTCTTGGGCGTCTGCAATAGCCGCCTGGATGCGACTCAGCGAAGCATCACGGTCAGCCTCA